CTGACGGAGCCGACGGTGCGGACGGAGCAACTGGCCCTCCCGGTGCTGACGGAGCCGACGGAGCAACTGGCCCTCCCGGTGCTGACGGAGCCGACGGAGCAACTGGCCCTCCCGGTGCTGACGGTGCTGACGGCGCGACTGGAGCGACTGGGGCAACTGGCCCTCCCGGTGCTGACGGTGCTGACGGAGCGGACGGCGCGTCCTACACCCCCGGCGACCCGATCTATGTCACGGCCCGCAACGCGACCGGCTCAACTATTCCCAAGGGTTCCGTCGTGTACGCCTCGGGCTCGAACGGTACGCACGTCCAAATCACACTCGCTCGCGCTGACTCGGACGCAACAAGCGCCCGGACCCTCGGCTTCACTGCGGAGTCGTTCGCCCCGAACGCTGACGGCCTCGTCATTATCGAGGGTTACCTCGACGGCGTGGACACCTCGGGCGCAGTAGCTGACGGGGACACGATCTATCTGTCGGGCTCGACCGCTGGCGCTTGGGTCACGACGAAGCCAGTCGCCCCGACGCACCTCGTCTACCTCGGGGTCGTGGCGAAAAAGAACCCGAGCACGGGCAAGATACAAGTCAAGGTCCAAAACGGCTACGAACTGGACGAACTCCACGACGTACTCATCACGTCAAAGACGGACGGCGACCTGCTGACCTACGAGTCGTCGACCGACCTATGGAAAAACAAACCGAACGGCGCTGTCCTAAAATCGCAACTTACCTCGACCGGCGACCTGATCACGGTCAACACCTCGAACGTCGTCACGCGGCTAGGGATCGGCTTCGCGGGTACGGTGCTGACTTCGCTCGGTCCTGCGGGCTTGACGTGGACGGCCACGCAGGACGGCCCAACGAAGTACCAAGACCCGTTCAAAGGTGCGCTCGCGACCGCTGGTGGCTGGGCCCTACTCAACCCCGGCGGGTTCAATACTTGCTCCCTAAGTGGCCTGTATCAAAATCTCGTCCTGTTCCCGTTTTACTTCGACGGTGGCGCTATTGACCGCGTGGCAATCGAGGTAACAACACTAGGCACGGGGGTTACTCGCTTGGGGCTGTTCGACCACGACGACGCTACCGGCCGACCAAAGACAAAACTATTCGACTGGGGAACCGTATCCAACACGGCGACAGGCGTCCAAGAACTAACGGTCGCGAGCACTATCCCGAGGGGCTGGGCTTGGGTAGGGTTATGCTGGCAGACAACAAGCACAACTAGCCCGAACCTCCGAGGGACATCTATCGCCCAGCCGCCCGGGCCGCTATGGACGGGGACAACGTCGGCGAACGCTGGCGCCAATACGCGCTCCGGTTACCTTGCCACTGGTGTAACGGGTGCCTTCGCTGACTTGACGCCGTCCACCCTGACCCTCGCCAACTTGGGTGTCGCGTTGCCCCGCGTCCAAATGAGGGGGGCCTAATGCTTATCCGACGTTATGGCCTCGGCGGGTACTGCGATCCTTGCGACGCTTCCCACGACCACCCGCTCCACAACCTCGTCGAGCAGCTGGAGGTCGACGACGTTCCCGAAACACCCGTGCCCACGCTGGAGCCGATTAGCCTGCTACCTGTTGGCGGGGAAACTATCGACGAAGTCAAGGCGAGTGCGGACGCTGCTATCGCTGACCTCGCCGTCCAAGTCGAGGCACGCCTCGCCCAGATTACGGAGCCGCAACTATGAGCCGCCAGTCCCGCCTGTCCGCCGTCGTGGACTCTATGACCGCGTCAGCGCGTACCTCGATCCCGCCGCAGGCGAACCCGTGGGCAGTGGCCGACGCCTTATCCTCGATCACTTGGCCCGAAATCTCTAAGACCTCACTCACTCGCCCTATGGCTATGACCGTCCCCGCGTGTGCCCGAGGTCGCAACCTCATCGCCTCGACGTTGGCCCAAGCCCCGATCAACGCTTGGGGCTCCTCCACGCAACAAGTCGCCCCAGCACTATTCGATCAACCCGACCCCGACCTGCCCCGCGCCGTGACTATCGCGTGGACGGTTGACGATCTCATCTTTTACGGCGTCGCCTACTGGGTGATCCTTGACCGCGACGTCCTCGGCTACCCGACCGCCGCCCGCCGTGTTGACCCAACACTGGTCGACGTTGACAACGACGGGATCGTCCAAGCGATCAACGGGGACGCCGTCAACCCCGCCGAGGTGATCGTCTTCCCCGGGCTCCACGAGGGGATACTCGCCTACGGGGCCCGCGAACTCCGCACCGCGTACACCTTGTCCGACGCCGCGCGTCGCTTCGCCTCCGTTCCGCTGCCCGCGCTCGAACTCCACGACCTAAGCGAGGACGGCCTCTCGGCTGACGACCGCGCAACACTGGTCAACGACTGGACACGGGCCCGCGAACTCTCGGGCGTGGGCTACACGAACCGAAGCCTCGAAGTCAAGACGCACGGCTGGAATAGCCGCGACCTCCAGCTAGTAGAGGCCCGCGCGTATGCCGCCGCGGAAGTGGCCCGCGTGATGGGCGTACCCGCCGCCCTGATCGACGCCTCCCAGTCAGGGTCGTCCGTCACATACAACAACCTCCAAGACGCACGTCGGGACTTCACCGACTTCACACTCTCGACCTACACGACCGCGATCGAGCAGCGCCTATCTATGAACGACATAAGCACACCCGGCACAATGGCAGTGTTCGACCTTGACTCCACGGTGCTCCGCGCTTCGTTCGCCGACCGTATGGTCGCGTACCAAGACGCCATTACCTCCGGTGTCTACACCGTCGAGGAACTGCGGAAAATGGAAGCCGGAGTCCCCGGGACGGTGACAAAATGACGATGATCTACTTGACCGCGAGCGACGTCCAGCCCGCGACCCTTGACGGCCCCGCGCGTTCTGTCCACGCCACGATCCTCCCGTGGAATACGGTCGCTAACACAAGCGCGGGGCCGACCCGCTTCGTCCGAGGAAGCGTGGAAATCACGAGCGCGGACCGTGTCGCGTGGCTCGTGGAGCACGACCGGAACCGCGTAGTGGGACACGCGACCTCGTTCCTCGATACTCCCGCCGCCCTGCTCGGGTCGTTCACCGCGCCGGATAACTGGGACCAAGAACTCCAAGCCGCTCAAATGAGGACGGGCTGGTCAGTCGGTGTTGACGTGTTAGTGGCGTCAGCCGACCGCGACGGGACACTCGTCGTTAGTAAGGCACTGCTACGCGAGGTGTCCTCGTGTTCCGTCCCCGCGTGGGACTCCGCCCGCACCATCACCCAAACAAAGGAAACCCTATGAGCAAGCGCCCCACGCCGAGCCGCCTCACGGCCTCGGCTCACTTGACCGGCGACGCTTCGACCCCAGCCACCACGGTTGAGGAAATCGCAGCGACCGCCGCCCAGCACGCCGTCCTCGCTTCCACCCCGGAGCCCACCCCCGCGCCCGTCGAGGAAATCGTCGAAGCCCCAGCAGTTGCCCCAGTGGTCGCCGCTTCGAGCCCAGCGATCCCAGCACGCACCGCCCCACGCCTCGACGTGAAGGCAGCCGCCGGACTCGTCGCAGCTGCTAACCGTGGCGAAATCCCGATGGGCCAGTTGACCGCCGCCCTGAGCGATCTCACCTACACCGCCAACGCTGACACCTACCCCGACACTTGGCTCGGCAACCTCTGGCAGGGCGTCAACTACCAACGCCGCTTCGTGCCCGCTATCGGCGCAGGCGCACCCGTGACCTCCCTAAAGGTGACCGGCTGGCGCTGGAACACTAAGCCCGTCGTGGCTGCCTACGACGGCGACAAGGAAGCAGTGGCCTCCAACGCCGCCACGACCGAAGCCGTCGAGGTCCCAGTCCAACGCCTCGCCGGTGCTCACGACATCGACCGCGCGTTCTTCGACCTTGGCTCCAGCGACTACGTCGCCGGGTACTGGGCCGCACTCGCCGAGTCCTACGCGAAACTGTCCGACGAATACTGCGCGGGCTTGCTCATCGACGAAGCCACGGACGCCGGAACCTCCGGGACCGCTATGGGCACGATCGTCAAGGCCGCTATGGCAGTGATGAACGAAGGAACCCCGACGTTCATCGGTATCGGTACGAGCGTATTCGAGTCAATGGCAGCCACGAACACCCAAGACGCTCTCGCGTTCCTCGGCGGGTCGTTGTCGTTCGACGGCACGGGCTCACTGGGCAACGTGTCCCTGTTCGTGTCCTCGATCCTCGACGACTACACCGTAATCGCCGGTGTTCGTCAGGCCGCCACGTTCCACGAGTTGGCCCCAGCGTTGCGCGTACAAGTCGCCAACGTCGCCAACGGTGGGATCGACGCCGGACTGTTCGGCTACTGCGCAACGGTTGTTCACAACCCGAACGCACTCGCCACCTGCGTTCTGGACTAATCCCGAAGCCGCCCGACCGTGGCCTCCCAGCCGGTCGGGCCCCCCTAGTGGTGGGGCGGGTCAACCCCCGAACCGCCCCACCACTACCCCACGAAAGGTCGCCCTATGACTGCCCCCTTAGTGACCGCCGAGGACGTTCGCGACTACCTGCGACTCCAAGACTCCGCCGACTCGGCGTGGCTTGCCGACGCCGCAGCTGCCGCAACGGACTACGTCAACGGGCTATCCCACGTCAACGACGAGGACTGGGACGACCGCACCCGCACGGGCGCGATAATGCTCGCGGGGCGCCTCTACTCATCGAGGAACGCACCCCTCGGGGCAGCGGGCTTCGACGCTATGGGCGGCGTGATCTCGGCACGAACCGACCCCGAAGTAGCCCGCCTGCTCCGGATCGGTCGCTACACCCCACCGAGTATCGCGTGAGCGGGACTTACGGGGAAGCCATGGACGCACTCGCGGAGGAAATCCGCGCGTGTGAGGTTCGTGTCACCATTGACCCCGTGGGCGTAAATCCACCGTGTGCGGTCGTCGACCCGCCCACGTTGGAACGCCTCACCTACGGGGGCCACTGGAACGTGATCCACCAAGTCCACCTCGTCGCACCCGGCGGGACTGGAACCGCTGACGCTCTCGCGATCCTTGACTCAATGCTCGACAAGGTCGCGCAAGCCCTCGACCCTTCCTCGATCCAACCCTCCACCTACACCTTGGGCAGTACCGGCGACGGGGCTCCCGCACTTACCCTCACCCTAGAAAGGTCGCTCTAATGCCCATCACCGACTCAAGAGTCCGCGAGGGAGTCCTCACCCTCGACGGTGACTCCTACGCAACGCAAGCCACCAACGTCCGGATCACGCCCAGCCACGAGGAGCAAGGCGCAAGGATCGAAGTCCTCGACGGCTCCGAAATCCTGCCCGCGCTGAAGCGCCGCAACACGCTAACGATCGAAGCGATCCAAGACTTCGACAACGCCTCCGGCCTCATCGCGTTCTCGTGGTCAACCGACACCACGGAGCAGACCTTCAGCTGGACCCCGGGGCCTGACTCCCCGACGTACTCGGGCAGTGTCCAAGTCCTCGCGATCGAGGTCGGCGGCACCGTTGGGGAACGCCTCACAACGACCGCCGAGTGGGAAATCGTCGGCGACGTCACCGTCACCCCAGCGGCGTAGACCATGCCTCGACCACTGGAAACTAGGGTCGAGGTCAAAGGCATTGAGGAACTCGCCCGCGAAATGAAGGAAGCGGGCCTCGACGTCCGCGACCTCACCAAAGCAGGACGAGCCGCCGCCAAAATCGTACTAGCGGAAGGCCGCGCAAGGGCTCCGCGACGTTCGGGAACCCTCGCGCGGAACCTCCGCGTGAGGACTTCCAAAACGAAGGCCGGAGTGATCGGCGGGAATAACGCCGTGTTGTACGCGGGCCCTATTCACTGGGGCTGGCCTGACCGTCGTATTCGTGAAAATCAGTTCCTCAGCAGGGCCGCAGTCACGACTCAATCCCAGTGGCTCCCGGAATACATCAAAGCCGTTGACAAAGCCACGGCCCAAGTCAAAGGAGTAAACGCCAATGGCGGGCCCCGCTAACCTTGTCGTCAACATTCTTGGCAACGCGAAGGGCTTGGAGAAAGCCCTCAAAACGGCGGGCAAAAATACGAAGGGCTTCGCCAAGGGGATCAAAATCGGCGCAGCTGCTGGCGCTGCCGCCGTCGTCGGGTTCGGTGCTGTCCTCGTGGACGCAGTCAAGGCCGCCGCCGACGAGGAAGTCGCAGTCACCAAACTCAACACCGCAGTCAACCGCCTAAAGGGTGGCGTCAAGGTCAACAAAGAGGAACTAGACAAGTGGATCACGCGCCTCGCCTACGCCTCCACTGCTTCGGACGACACACTTCGCCCAGCGTTGGGCCGACTCGTGGACGCAACCGGAAACCTAAAGACCGCCCAAGGGCTGCTCAGGACTTCCCTCGACCTGTCGACGGCTTCGGGCAAGCCCCTCGAAACCGTTTCGACCGCGATCGGGAAAGCAGTCAACGGGCAAAAGACCGCCCTCTTGAAGTTGTTCCCGGAACTGGTCAAGGTCAACGACAAGACCACAACGGGCGCCGAACTTGTGCGAATACTCGCCGAGAAATACAAGGGCGCGGACACTGCCGCTAATAACACCGCGCAGGGCGGCCTCAACACCTTGTCCGAAGTGTTCGGCGACATACAAGAAACCCTCGGTGAGAAACTGCTCCCAAAGGTGAAAGAGTTTAGTGACTGGGCCTCGTCCAAAGAGGGCCAGAAATCTATCGAGGACATCACGAACCTAGTCGCCGACCTTGGGACGGCTCTCTCGAACTTGGCCGGGTTCCTCCAAGACGCCGGGGACAAGTGGGAAGCGTTTGACCGCAAAGTCAGGGGGGCCACTTCCTTTGACTGGGCCTTCGGCGACACCCCGGCAAGTGGCGCAAGCCCGATCGAACGCTGGACCGGTAGGGACTGGCCCGGGGGAGCCCCGAACTACCGCCCCGACTCGGTCGGAGGCCCACGCCCGACGGTGATCGTCCAAACAATCGACCCCGCAGCTGCTGGTCGCGCGGTCCGCCAAGCCCTCAACACCGACGCAGTACGCACGGGGCGCTCACAAATACCCCAAGGCAGGACAGCGGTGCGAACCGGCTACTACCGGAACGGGGGCCTCGTATGACCGTCCTAGGGATCACGCGCAACGGCTACCCGATCAACCCCTCAACGATCCTGCGCAACGTTGAGATCGTGTTCGGCGGGGGCTACGGCACCGACGGTGCGGGAGGCGAGGCTTCGTCCGCGACGTTCCAACTGGTCAACGTGACCGACACCTACGACGTCGCAGTGGGCGACATAATCCAAATCAGCGCCACCCTCGACGACGACACCGTCGTCCCGCGCTTCACTGGTCGCGTGTATTCGCGGCGCGTGGACTTCGAGGACATTGACTCGACGGTGACGACCGTATCCGCGACGGGGAACCTTGCCCTGCTGGAGCGTGCCCGCCTCGGGTTCGACTTCCTAATGCCGGAAACGAGCGACGGCGACCGCCTCGACACCGTGTTCACCGTGGGGCTGGACTCAACCCTCGGCTTGACGTGGACAACCGAGGACGGCGGGATCACGTTCCCGGAAACTACGCACCTGCGCGACGCCCCTATCGGTGAAATGGCCCGCGTGTATGCGCTGGACGCCCTCGGCCTGATCGTGGACTTACCGGACGGGAGCCTCGCCTACTACGACAGGTATCACGCCCGCAACGTAGACCCAGTGCTCGAACTGGACGCCTCTAACGTCCTCGCGGGGCTAAGCGTCGAAAACTCCGGGGACGCCCTCATCAACACAATCACCGTGTTCTATGGCCTGCCCGACATTGACGGGAACCGCGACTACGTCACGGCAGGCGACCAAGTATCCCGCACGCTCTACGGGCAACTCGACTCGGCGGTGGACTCACAAATACTCAACTCCGGGGACGCCCTCGACGTGGCGAACGAATACATCTACCGGAACTCACGGCCCCGCGACAACCTGCCCGCCCTAAGTTTCACGAACGAACTCGTCCCCGACGGGTTCGTCTACGTCGGGATCGGGGAAGTGGTGCGCGTGACTGGGCTACCCCAGCCACTCGCGAACACGATCACGGGAGTCATAACGGGCTACCGGGAGACGTGGGACTTCGAGGACTCGTGGCAAGTAGACCTCGAAATCATCGACGGGCGCTACTGGGGCCGAGGCACAATCTGGGACGACGTGCCCATAACCGAAACGTGGGACACTCTCTCGACGTTCTGGACGTGGGACAACTTCACCGAATACACGACCGCAGGCTTCACGACCGACCGCTGGAAAGACACGCCCGCTAACTACACCTACGAGAAACTATCCACGACGACGACGTCGTGGGACGACTGGAGCAACTAATGGCAAGCACCCCGCGCCGATCTTGGCCCACCCCTGACAACACCGACCGAGTAGCTGATGGCGCTTCCGCTATGCGGGCCCTAGGTGACGCGATCGACAACGGCGTCCCCGTGTTCGAGGTGATCGACGACTCGGTGGGCTCGGTCACGGCGGGCTCGACAAACACGCAGACCTTCACGTTCGCGGGTTCCTACGCGGCCCCGCCAGTGGTGATCGGAACCGTCAAGACCGGAGGGATAGCGGTGCTCACCGTGTCCGCGATCACGGCCTCCGACTGCCTCGTCACGATCAAGAACATCGGCGCGACGGGTATCGCTGGGTCGTTCTCATTGTTAGTGATCGAAGTATGAGGACCCGCAGGGGAGCGATCGGCTGGTTCCGACGCAATAGCGCAGCCAAGACACGCGGCTATGGCGGTCTATGCCTCCGCGCGGTCCGCACCGCTTGGGGCCTGCCCGGCATGTATGCCGACGCCGACGCCTTCTGGGCCGCTGTACCGGCACGCCACCGCCACTCGTGGAGCAACAACCCGCCCAAGGGCGCAGTCGTCTACTGGAAAATCGGGGCCCACGGTCACGTCGCACTCTCGAACGGTGAGGGCGAAATCTGGGGGTCGGACCTGCCAACTCAGGGACTCGTGGGCAAGACTTCGATCCATACGCCCCGCGCGAAGTGGGGCGCCACGCCCGTAGGCTGGTCCTCGTGGCTCAACGGAAACGCCCTTCCGCTATGACCCCTATGCTGTCCGCGCTAGGCGCGACCGTGGCGGGGGCCCCGCTCGTCCTCGTCGACACACAAGACTTCGCGGGCGGGATCATCTGGACGGGCTCGATCATCGCCTCACTCGTGGCGATCGGAGTCGGAGTGGGGAAAGTGTGGCAACTGGCCCGCGCAGCTGCGGCCCGCCTCGACCAACTCGACCACCTCGACGCCAAACTCGACGAAATCTCCCAACGACTAGAAACGGCTGGACTATGAACCCGATCCTGCGCTCCGCCCTCGTGACCTTCATCGCTTCCTTTATCGCCCTGATCCCTATCGCGCCACTGTCTGACGACTGGTTCCTGCCCGCCCTATTCGGCGCGGGTATCGCTGGGCTCCGCACCCTGCTCGCGTGGCTCGACCCCGGGAACCCCGCCTTCGGTGTCGGCGCGACACACCCGGCAACGCCTGACGACCCCGAGGTCATTGACACCACCCGATAGGCCGCGTGTAAAGTCGCGCCCGATCTACTAAATGTCTGGGAGGACAAAATGAACCTGTACCCGTGGCTCCAAAACGTCGGATCGTTCCTGCTACTGCTTGGCGCGTTCGGCGTCGTTGGCTGGTTCTGCCACTGGATCGGCGTCCAAAACGGCTATGACGACTGCGTCGCTGACCTAGAGGCCGAAGTCGCCCGCCGTGACGGGCTGATCCAGTGAGCGCGTACCAAGTGCTCGTCATGGAGCCACTAGAGGACGGCTTGGAAATGGTCGTCAGCGTGGGCCCGTTCTCGTCGTGGTCGTTCGCACGCGCCGCCGCTTACCGCTTCGAGCAAAAGCGCGACCAAGCCGGGCTCACCGAGCAAGACGTCAAAGTCCGGGTATCTAAGCAAGTCGCACCCGAGGACTTCGAGTGGACGCCACCAAGCCAACGCCCCCGAGCCGAAGTCGTACAGCTGACGCGCCAAAAGAAACACCGCAACAGCGACCCCTTGACCTCACGGCAGGCCGACCTGTTCGCTTCCAGTAAGTCCACCTCGGCACGCCAGCGCCTCATCGAAGCGCACTTCGCCGCACCTAATGGGCTCACCGACGAGGAAGCCGCCAAAGCCGCAGGGCTCGACTTGTCCTCGGAATACTCCACGCGCTGCTCCGAACTAAAGCGGGACGGACTGCTGGAGGACACCGACCGCACCCGCGCGGGCTCCACGGGGCTCCAGCGCACCGTCAGGCAACTAACCGCCAAGGGCGCAACGTACTGGACCCAGCAGAAAGCGTCACGATGAGGGATAGCGAATACGGCAAGGACAAGCGCTACGAACTGGTCATAACGAAGGACGGGCTTAGGTGTCTGCGTTCCTACACCAACGACCTTGCGATGATCCAAGACATAGCCATCAAGGCCACCCTCGACGGGTATGACGCCGAGATCATCGACCGCGCCCCCGATCACCCAGCAGGGACGCAACTATGACCGCGCCCCGCCGGTACGCGATACGCCACTGGCTCCAAGGCTGGGCAGTGATCGACCTCGTGACGGACCGGATCGTCGCCGAATACCCCGACCTCGATCAAGCCCGCCGAGCCTCCGACGTGTGGAACGGGACTGCGCGATGAAGTGGTTCCACGACGGCGTCACCTTCGACATACGCGAGGACGCCACGCCCTGCCCAAGTTGCCAGACCCTCGTCCATACGTTGAGCCACCCGGAGCGCGAGATCGGTCCTATGTGCCCGTCGTGTCACCCGGACTGGAAACACGCACCGTTCCTAGGTCAACGCCCCGAGGACGTGTCACAAGCCCAGTGGGCCCAGAAACTCAAAGACCGCAAGGAACGCCTCGCCGAGGAACGCCGACAAGCACGACAGGAGGAACTGGACAACAACTAGCCGATCCACGTCGTTATCGAGGAGCCCGACGAAACCCAGCCCTCGGCGCGTCACGTTGCCCCAGATCAGCCGCGCCCTGATCGCCTGACCCAGCAGTAGTCGACGACGGCTGGGGACGGTAGACGCCCCCCGACGTCCGTTGGACGAACGGGCCCTTGGCGTGCCATAGTCCTCGGTGAGCAAGAGTAGGACGGGAGTTTGGGGTCAGGGGGACTTACTCGGGAAGGGTTCTATCTATGACCGAACGGCTCTACGGTAGGAAGGGCCAGCAGCTGCGGAAGGCTGTACTGGACACCTACGGCACAACCTGCCACCTATGCGGGGGGGACTGCTCCGAGGACTTCACGGTTGACCACGTTGTGCCCATCAACTTAGGAGGCTCTAATGAACTGGGGAACCTTCGACCTGCCCACGGGCGCAAGACCCCAACGTGTCAGGGCAACTATGCCCGGGGCGATAGGGGCCTGCCCCCCTCTAGGAATACATCGAGGCAGTGGTGATTTTTTTAGAGAATAGGGCGGGACACCCCGCGCTTCACTGGGAACATTCCTCCCCCGCCCCCCCAAGGGGTCAAAACGAACACAAACACCAAAACGGACAAAAGGGACACAATGACAAACAAGCAGACACCGATCCCCGGACTCGAAACCAAAACAAAGAAACCCGCCAAGGGCCGACTCGCTCGAGGCGTGGACGCCGTAATCGCCCAGTCGCGCAAGACGGGAGCGCCTTACACCGTGGACGATCTCACGGCGGCTATGCTTCGAACAGCTGCGGCGAACGTCGAGGCCGCGCTCGCCGAGGGCTCATCGTGGGCAGTGGCGAACGCTCTAAAGGAACTACGGGCGGTGCGCGATGAACTCGTCCAACCCGTCCAAGTCGGCGAGTCCGACGCCTTCGAGAAACTCCTCCAAGACCTCGCCGCCGACGTTCCCGAAGCCGGGACACGCGCCCCCTAGGTTCGCGACTCAAAGGCCCTCGCACCTTCGCACCCTTGGCCCAGCGGTGACTCGGTTAGCCCACGCGCTCGGCTGGGTCCCGCACCCTTGGCAGATTACGTTGTGGGACTTGGCCTTGACGATCAACGAAGCCGGGACGGGCTGGCAGTACCCGACGGTGATCGTGACGACCCCGCGCCGATCGGGTAAGACTCGCGCCGTGTCCGCCGCTATGGTCCACCGCGGGCTCACGTTCCCCAAGTCCCGCACGTTCTACACCGCCCAAACGGGGCAAGACGCGCGTGACTGGTGGCGGGACGCGGTCGCGGAACTGGGCGGGACGCCTCTAGCTGGACGGTTCTCGCTTCGCCGTTCCGCCGGGTCGGAGGCGATAACGTGGCCCAACGGGTCCAGCCTGCGCGTGTTCTCACCTCAACCGGACGCGCTCCACGGCAAGGACACCGACCTTGTGATCGTCGACGAGTCGTGGGCGTTCTCTAATGATCGCGGTCGGGCGCTTGTCCAAGCCATCAGCCCGACACAACTCACGCGCCCGTGGGGTCAAATGTGGTGGCCCTCGACCGCTGGCGACGAGTCCTCGGACTTCCTGCGCGACCTCGTGGACCGGGGCAGGGCGAGCCTTGACGACCCTGACGCAACGATCGCCTATCTCGAGTGGTCCTGCCCGCCCGAACTTGACCCCCTCGACCCGGACTCGTGGCCCCAGTTTCACCCCGCCTACGGGCTGACCGTCAGCCACGACGCGCTCAAAGCCGAACTAGAACGAATGGGGCCCGCTGACTTCGCGCGTGCCTATGGCAACGTGTGGCCCTCCATGAACGCGGGAGCGGGCTGGGGCGCTGGCGTGTGGGAAGCCGCAGCCACTACGGACGCCCCGACGGGTTCCCTATCGTGGGGGGCGGACGTGTCGCTGGATCGTGACCGCGCGACAATCGCAGTCTGCGGTCACGGCAAGGACGGGCTCGTCGTCGAGATAGTCAACTCGTGCCCACCTATGGACGCCGCCCCTATGCTCCGCGAATACCAAAAGCGCCACGGCGGGACGATCTACGTCAACCCCTACGGACCCGCCGTCACCCTTGGCGACGAACTCAACCGAGCGAAAGCCGACTTCGCCAGTGTTGGATCGAACGATTACGCCGCCGCGTGCGCTGGACTATTCGACGGGATACGCGCGGGGACCGTGTCCTACCGGCAAGACCCCGACCTCGACGCCGCAGCTGCTACCGCTGGGCGACGCTCGATCGGTGAACGCTGGGCGTGGGCACGCAAGAACGGTGTCGACGTGTCACCACTAACCGCCGCGACGCTCGCAGTATTCGGGGCGACACGCCCAAGCGAAACCGCGCCCGCGCCGACGTGGTACGTCCCCGGATCGTGATACCTTTAGGGCGTGGCTGAAGCCGTGTATCGCAACACGCCCGCCCAAGTTGATCTCGACCTATGGGCCGGTGACTCCGTCGGCGTGCCCGTACTCGTCAAAGAAAATACTCTCGCCTACGACCTGACCGGCGTGTCGCTTGCGTGTATCCGCCAGACCGCGCAAGGCGAAGTTATCGAGGACTTAGTCGTGACCGTTGACGTCACCGACGCCGAAGCCGGGGAAGCCACGATCTACGTCGAGGGAACCGGAAACTACACCGACGGGTTCGTCGGCGTGTGGGACTGGCAAGTCACCGACGACGACGACTGGACACGCACTATCTGCCGGGGCAAAGTCACGATCACCGCCGACGTGAGCAGGCCCAGTTGATCGTCGAGCCAACCCCGTTCGAGCGCCTAGTCATTGACATCAACGGCGGGCGCGGTGGCAACGTCACCGAACTCATCGGTCCACCCGGACCCGTCGGCCCGCAAGGCCCACCCGGAGCGGGAACAAACTTAGTCGGAACCGAACCGTGGGAAGTAATCGCAGCTGCGGAACCGAACCCGAACGACGCTTGGCTGCTGTCCGAAACTTACGACGAGCCCGAAAGCCTCGGCGGACCTCCCCGCTACCTCGACGAACGCGAAGCCCTAGCCGGTGACATTATTATCTGGGACGGCTTAGAGTGGGTGAACCTTGGAGCCTACGCAGGACCACAAGGCGAGCCCGGGCCCACGGGCGCGACTGGAGCAACCGGCGCAACTGGAGCGACGGGCGCAACTGGCCCAGCAGGGCCCGAAGGACTTAGCGCTTACGAGGTCGCCGTTGACGGTGGCTTCATAGGCGACGAGGCGGCGTGGCTGGCCTCTCTCGTGGGGGAAGCGGGAGCGGCTGGCCCCGCTGGTGCTGACGGTGCTGACGGAGCAACTGGCCCTCCCGGTGCTGACGGAGCCGACGGTGCGGACGGAGCAACTGGCCCTCCCGGTGCTGACGGAGCCGACGGAGCAACTGGCCCTCCCGGTGCTGACGGAGCCGACGGAGCAACAGGCCCTCCCGGTGCTGACGGTGCTGACGG